CCTTCCACTCTCTACTCTTGTAGAATCTATACAGCTTATCTTCCGCTATCAATTGTTTTATTTTTTCTTTCGTCCACTCTGCCATACTCTTTTGCGACGTCGCACGATTGCAGGAGCAGGAATCGAACCTGCTTCCTCCGGCTACTAACACCGGTGTGCTTGCCTTTCGCACCCTCCTGCTACATTACTCTACAATCACATTTTCTCTTTTCTGTAAAGAGAATTACCTTGTTCCTGTTCATATATGTGCAAGCATAATGATATTCCTTTCCATCATTGGTAGTGATCCTTTTGCAGTACTCACATTCCTTGCACTTCGGTATCTTGCTGTTCGCTTTTCTTTTGTTTGTTGTGTATCCGGGACACCCTTTCTCTGCCGGACAGTGCTGCCCTTTCTTGAGTTGGTAATAATATTTACAGCATGTGTTTTTACATGTAACTAGCATATTCCCTCCCAAATCAAATGGCAGCAATCAATTGACTGCTGCCATCATCGTCTTCTCTTTATTATAAACATCTACTACTTCTTTTTTATCCTGCATAACAAAAGAACGGCCTGCTGCCAAGCCGTCCCTTCTAGGTTTTGTATGTACTTCTTGAGGAAGTGAACTCAATGCTGGAATCTGTCTTTTCACTAAGTTCAGTTTATACTCTAGCACTTTTCATCGGGACATTGTGGGACATTTTCAAAATATCTTTGAATTCTTTTCTTAACATTCTCGTCTGTATACTTAATCTCTCTTTTCGGGAACATGTAGTTCATCTGCTTCGCTACCTTCAGATACGACATTCCGTCCAAGAAATAGAACCGAAACATAATCCTCAACTCACTCTTAGGTATCGTCTCTATGTACTCCTCCGCCTGGTTCGTAAGCTCCAACAGTTCTGTCTCCAAAATCTCCAGTTTTTTATTTCGATTTTTCAACAAGCTCTGCTTTAGCGCAATAGCTGCTGTCGGTCTGCCCGTGATCTTAACCGTTCCAAGTGGCTTCTTCCCTCTCTTTCCCCTAGTCACGGAGTCCGTGACAATCATGTTCTCCAGCTTCGCTAGTTCTCTCTCGTTCTCATGAATCCGTCTCCTCAGATCTTTTATTTCTTCCTTCATCTCCACGTACTGGATCAGAACATTCTTGTCCACGTCCTATCTCCTCCCCTGTATCAATCTTATTCCTTTTCGCCTTCTGCCTTGCCAGATAATCTAAGATTTCGTAGCATGCCGGTGTCCGGAAGCGTCTGCTTGCTTCTTCCGTTGGTGGCTTTTCTGCCATCTGTTCACGGTCTGATATGGCATCGAGGCGCTGGCATTTGCTATCGCTCATCGTTCTCGCCTCCCACTAATTCAAATCTGTATTTCTGCTTTACGTTACCCTTTTTGACTGCTGCCACAGTCGTTATACTCTTTTTTGAAATTTTTCAAGCATTCTTGCTTTCCAGCCTTCCAGCTGTTCTTCTGGCTGCTCTTCTTCTCCATTGTATAAAAATGATTTTATTTCCCGTTTGCACTCTCCGCAGTAGCATCTGGCTTTTACCGCGTCTGCTTCAAATGTTGTCGCCAATGTGTCTGCTGTGCCAAGTATACTTACGCTCTCGGCTGTGATTGCTACTCTGTAGATGGTTCCGTCTACGATTGCTTTTCCGCAACGGTCACAATAATATGCTATCATTTTGTACCTCCTCGAAATATTTTTTTAATTATCTTTCATCCAATCATATAACTTTTCAATACATTCATCGCACAGGTCGTATTCTTCATCTGGTATTCCTCGTTCGCTTATCGTTGCAATTGCACTTACGATTTCATTCCTGATTTCCTTTGTTTTACACTTTTCGTTCTTCTCGTATATTGCTCCACATCTATCGCATTTTTTTACTCTCATCTTTTACTCCTCCTCTCCTTATAGCTGTTAGCAAGTCTTCCACTCCCTGGACATATCCGTCTTTATATTCTGTAGCCTCTTTTATTTTCTGGCTACACTTTCTCTCTGCTTCATTTTGCAACTTATTTGCTCGTTCTTCTATCTGGTCATATTCTTTCTTGTCCATTGCAGCCTCCTAAATCTTATCTCCTATAAGCTTTTCTGTTATTTTCATGTATAAGTCTTTGTATATGTCTCTTTCTGCCGCGACTTTGATGGTTTCGTCTGTGTTTTCTGGTTGCGATAATTGTTTTTCTAATTCCTGCTGTTTATCAATTTCTTCCTTGATCCTATTTCGGAGTCCTTCGTTTATTCTCTTCGCCTCACTCAGAGAATCTGTCAGCTCTTTCAGCTTTTCTGCCATAGTGTCGTCGCTTTCTGTGATTCCGAGTGAGATGGATAACCCCTTGTTAATTTTCTCTATTTCCTCGTCCGTACAGGTGCGTATGAATCCGTCAATTCTGTCTTTGCTGACACTTACAACCTGCTCGCAGAGCGCCGTAGATGGTAGATGGCATCTTACTTTTGCGTGTGTTGGCAGTGATTCATTTGGCTTTTCTACCAGATATGCCACTTCTACCATGTTCTGGCTTTCGTTAATGTCGTTGTTCGACACGATAACCGCCGGTCTACCTGTATCCTGATTTATTTTTTTGATGTAGAATATGTCTCCTCTATATATTTCCATTGTTTTTTTTGCTCCCTTCTCCGTGTTTTTAATGGCTTGGAATGCTGTTGGATCATAATAACCAGCTCCATTTCTTTTTATGTTATCCATTTTCTACTCCTTATATGGTTCTGGAAGTGGTCTCCATGCTTCTACGGCTATTCCGAAGTCTTCACATGGTATGTCTTCGTTAAGATAGAATGTTCCTCCAATATCGTCTTCCTCGTATTTTCCGACGCCTAGAGTGCTAAAGCCTTCGCATGATATCAATACATATTCTCCAGTTTTCGGCAATCTTTCACTGCATGGAATCCACTGAGTTTCTTTCAGTACATGTATCCCCATTTCAATAGCATCTACTGTTTCCTCAGACCAGCCCCATTCAAGATGTTTCACCAATCTATCTATTGCTTGTTGATTATTCATCTTCGCCCTCCTTATACGGTTCCGGCAATGGCATCCAGGCGACAATTACTTTTGCCGTGTGTTCATAGATTCCTTGAAAGATTCCATTTCCCAAATATCTCATCTCTGTTACTGTTCCGCTGGAAAAGCATACAATTACATCCGTGTTATCCTCCGGCAACCGCTCGCTGCATGGAATCCATCTTGTCTCTTCTACTACATTTTCCGGGTAATACTGTGGTAGTCTGTCTATTACGCGTTCCATGCAGTTATAGCAAAATTCAATTAATTCCTTTTCCTGATAGCCTTTATAGCACTTTTGGGTATCTTGCATATCTTCTCTCAATGCATTAATTACCATTCCTTTTCTAAGATATCCCATCTACTTTTTCTCCTTTCATAATATCTATCGCTGATTTTCTATAGTAATGATTCTGCATCAATCAGTCTCATGTTCTTTCTTCCACCTTTCTGTGTGTTCTACTTCTCCGTACTGCTCTGCACATGTGTCCTGGTCCGGCAGAAGAAACATGCATGCTCCTTCTGTAATGGTGCATTCCCAACCGTGGTATTCGTCTGTTCTCTTTGCGTATTTACAAGCCATTTCTGTCTCCTTTCCTTGATGGTACCTTTTTAAACGCTCCGGGGAGCTTAATGGTAGCATTTTGATAGCTCCGTGGTGTTTTTGTGTTATTTTCGTCCATTTTTGTTCATTTTCTGGGTAATTGGCTTTGGTTCCCTGTATGTCCCTATATAAGCGGGGTTCTCCAAAACACCCCGGAAATGTTATTGTTACTCTATTATGTTATTTTCCGATTGCGTCCTGAAGCGCTTTGTCTAAGCGATCAGATATGGCTGGTGCTTTCTTTTCTGATGCTTCAAGCATTTCTGCTGTAACCTCCCGTATACCGCCTAGTTCATGATTCTGCGAGTCTTCGTCCTGCCCTTTTTCCTCGCATTCTATGACCGCAAAATGAAAGTCGCATTCGTCACATACTACGGTTCCATCTCCGTAATATGCGTTTGTTCCCAGCACCGCTCTGCATAATGGACAATAGTTTATTCTACTATTGTCAGCAATTCCACTTATATATCCTCTCGTTAATTGGCTCATGTGTACCCTCCTTATTGTGGTTTTTCTTTCATTGGCTTGCCTTTTTCGTAGACGGTGCAATTATCTGCCGTGCAGTAATGACTTCTGGAAAATTTGTGGAATGCTCCAAAGTTACAGAAACTGACCGGATATCTTGCACGCCATTTACAGGTCTTGCATTTTTTTCTGTCACCGTTCGAGCCTTTTGGTTTTTCTTTGGGTTTTGGCTTTTGTTCCCGCGGCTTTCTCTGTGCTGGGTCTCCACCCTCTCTTCGAATTCCGACTAATCCGTCTGCCGTAATTCTATATTGTACCTGCGTCTGGGTGAGCCCCATCTTTTCTGCTATCTTTCTATTGGTCAGCCCCTGTTTTACCAGAGACCTTAATAGCTCTTTGTCATATTCTTTCATGCAGCCATCTCCTTTCTCGCTTTCCGGAATAACTTGGCTTTCTCAGCATGGTACCGGATCAGTTCCTCAACTGCTGCCATCTGCGCTACTTCTACCTGGTGTTGTTCATAGATTTTCAAATCTATGCCCCACTCTTCACCGCCTTCGTAGAGAAGCCACCGGAAGTTTTTGTATACGATATAGGCAAGCTTTTTCTCTCCGTCCACGAGATCGATTTGTGTCATACTTTCCCGGATCCACTTCATAGCATTTCCTCCATATCCACTGCGCGTCCTTCCCATTCATCTGCTTGTCTCTTGCAGTAATCTATAATGGTCTCGACTGCTGCCATCTGTACCGGTTCAATGTCTAACTTACCGAAGCCTTCCATTTCTCCAATACATGAAAGCCTTGGAAATATGCTTATTCGATACCATAACCCCCAGCACAGCTCCACTTCGTCCCAGATCAATGCTGCGATTTTTTCGTCTTCTTGATATAATTCCAGACATTCGTCCGATTTAATGGACCACATTTCTTTCTGCGCCTCCTTGCTACAATCATCTTGTTCCGGTCGTCAATATAATAATCTGCATAGACCTTCCGACAGTTGTTCTTATATTTGTCCTTATTTTCTGGAATATTGTCATTGACTGCATCAAACTCCAATCCATTCGCCCTGCAGTATATGACTGCCTCCTGTAATAGATCTCCCTCCCTACATGTCCAGAGTATAATTTTGTCTCCGGACTGCTGCCGTTTAATCAGGAACTGGAATAGTTCTGTGTTTGGCTCTCCTAGCTTCGGATATTCTGCTTTATTTAATGTCCCGTCGAAATCTACGGCATAGATTTTGTTCACTTTTTCTGCCCTCCTATGTCATCATTTTTCTGAGATACCATCTTTTTAGCTCTTTTTCGTCTTCTATCTGCCTTTCTACAAGATCAATCTCTTTTTGTATTTTTTTCATCGTTTCCACTACATACTTTTGTTCTTTTTCATCTTCATGCCATATTACTGTGAAATTTTTCAAAGCCTGAAACTGCAGGTTTATGGTTGTCCTGTACCTTCTTAAGAATTTCGGAAAGCTCCTGGCGATTGCGATATACATGTAATCCGTGTTCATTTCTGTGATTGGCTCCATTACTGCATATCTATTGTCAATTACCCCTGCTTCTTTTATTTGTCCTACGAACTCATCTACAGCACTTAATTTTATGTAGCAGGTCCCAGCCTTGTATATTTTCCCCGCTTCCGCTCTTTCTATATTGCACAGCTTTGTTATTAGCACTTCTTTACAATGCATCTGCAAATATATCACCCAGTTCCATTTGTTCCGTA